ATTACATCGCCAGTTGCAGGGTCGGTTGTGCCACTGTCTACCTCTTTGAACTTTGGAGTGTTGGAAAGAATATGGATTGCATCTTCGATTTCCCTCTTCAGCTCTTTATCATCTTCTTTTGGCTCTGTTCTATCATAAGCTGAGCCTGGTATATGCCCTGGCTCAATGCATTGAAAGACTACTTTTACATCTCCTTCTTCAAGATTCCTATTTCCATTACCAAGGTAAGCTTGGAATCTAAACTTTGTAGATCCTAAAAGATAAGTACTGCTGAAGTCTAAAGACTCCAACATCTGTCGACGCATATCAATCGCTGTATTGCCTGGTGCTTCATCTTGTTGAATTGCTCCTTTGCCTTTTGCCTTAGTAAACACCAACTCAATCTGCTCTCCTTCTGCGAAAAGCCCATTATTGTTATTATCCTTCCACGTTCCATCCTGCCCAAAACTGCTGAGTTTTATCAAAATGTTTGATTCTTCCTCTTCACCATCTTCGTCTCTACTCAACACATTGACGTTAATAGGTATGGCGTCAAATACCCCAAGGCTTGTAGATGATGTTGGTGAGTATGCCTGACTAAAGCCTTCTCTTTTGTCGCCATGGAATGCAATCAAAGAAGCAGGCCTGGTGTTGTCGCCATCAGGCGTTAAACGAGCAGGAAAAAAGGTATCTCTTTTATGTCCAGCTACAAGGTTCTTGAACAAAGGAACCCCAGGCTTACCGTTGTCTCTAGAAAAAATGAAAAAACTACCTTTGTCAAAATTGGATAAATCTTTCTGTCCAAACGCAATTCCGTTAAAGTCTATTTCCCTTAGTTTTGATGCCCCTACGACAACCATAAGTTGCATGAATTGAGAGGAACCAAAATTTTCAATCGAGGACCAGACCAAGGATCCGTTGGCTCTTACGCTGCCTAAGGAGTTTTGATCTGAATTGGTATAAATGAGGTTTACAGGATCTCCATACTTGGCTAAATCTTGAGCGCTATTGAATCCAAAGCTTGGGGCGAATCTCTGCTGTCTATTTGCTCGACGATTTTCATTGCCTGGAATCTCAGGCTTAGGAGCCAAAAGTGCCGCACCAACCTGAAACAAGGTGCCGACAATTGTCAGTACAAGAGCAACAGTGCCAGCTTCATTGCGTACATCAAGCGCTGTGCCAACTTTTGGATCTTTATAGTCCTGCTGAATTGCAACAAAATTTAGATACTCTTCCTTCGTCACACCCAGCGCTTCAATCAGCTGGTGCTCATAGGGGAGGAGCTTACGCATCAGTCAATCCAGAAGTAGTAAGCAGACACACGCGGCGCTGGGATGCGAACAACCCTCTTGCCAGCAGAGATGAAAACAATGCTGCCATCAACAACGCTACCCAGGGCTGGGCTTGTTGGATCAGCCAGCAAAGCTACCGCTCCATGTTCCGGTAGTGTAAGTCGTCTTCCCGTCTGAAGTAACCACTTCGCAAGACGAATTGGTTTAAAGGTTTCTTGGGTGTAAGAATCGTAGGCCCACTCAAACTTGCTGGAATAATCACTCAGACCTAACCGCTTGCGAATTTCGCACACAAGCTGAAAGCAGTCTGTGTAACCGCTGCCATCAGCAAAAGACGCACCCCACTGATACTGCAGACCAATAAGGTCATTCATCGCAATGACAACGCTGAATCCAAAGGCAGAATGCCAACATTGTCCTCATTCAACCGTTGTGCGGGAAAGTTAGACGCAACAGCGTCAACTGCCGTGTTGAAACGCAACTCAATTGTGTCTTCACTATAGCTTGCGCCGATGCCAATATAAATCTCTTGAGAAATTAAAGCTCCCACTTGCTCGCTTTCGGTTATGAAATTAGTTGTAAGTGTAAGCTGACTTTTTCGGTTGCCTTTCCCTTTCTCCACAAGGCGAATTGCATATTTAGTCGTAGGAAACAATACTTTAATTTGAGAATTGTCACCGCCCAGCGTTGACACACTGCCGTCTACCTGAAATGGTGCAAAATCTGGAAAATCAACAAAGTAGTTTTGATAACTATGACTGTTGCCATTTGCATCAACTAATGCAAATGCCTGCATTATGCGAATTACACTGCTCATGCTTCAATCTCTGCAACAAGTTTTACGGTCACGGTGCTTATATCGCTATACACAGATCTAACTTCAGGCGAGCTAGCATACCTCCACTTAACATTGCTTGGTGCCTTAATCCTTTCCCTAACTCCCGAGCCCATGCCTGAAAATGTTGTATTAGTTAAGGCGAAACTTTTAAAAGTTCCATTGACTGACTCGTAATGATCTAAAATTTCATTAGTAGTTCCAGAGTTAGCCTTTAACTCCGTCACGTCTGAAATATTTTCAAACGTAAGATCTAAGGTGTATCCAGTCTTCCTGTTGCCATAAGCGCGTCTAAACACAGCACCAGATAATGACGTATATGTCGTGCTGGGAATATCACCCATCCTGAAGCGACGGGTTGTTGGCTTGATATTAGGAAAGTTGGCTGTAGCCATTAGCTAATACCTACTCTGGATCGGGTGCGTGGGCTGTTCTGCATCTTATCTAAAGTCATGCTCATACCCCTTTTAGCACCATCATTGGTGGCTTGACGACGAGTCGTGACCATTGCTTGCTCAAGCTGCTCACGGCTTACAAACTCTGTTCCGCCAATGTTAGTGGTCTCAAAGGTGAAATTCATCTGAGGTGCGCCAGCGCCTGCAGGAGATCGTCCCATCATGCGCCGCATATCCTCATTACGCATAATGCCACCGTTTGAACCTGGGATAAACATCTCAGGTCCACGCTCACCAACCACATAAGGACGACCAGCTTCTACTGGGCCTCCGTTTGCTGCCATGCCCGCAAATTGACCCGTAAAACCTGTAGGAGTAACAATCGCATTTTGCGTCATTTGCGGAGCCGCACCAGGTATAGGAGCTTTACTTCCACCACCAAGCAAACCAGCGAATGCTTTTGCGATGCCGATAGCGATGTAGGTGGCAATCATCTTTGCACCCTCTTGCGCCAAGATTTGACCAACACTTTTCAAGAAATCAGCGAATACTTCCTTCGCTGTCTTGGTGCCTTCTATCAAGCCCATAATGCCGCTTGTCATCGCATTGCCAACTGCATTGCCGATACCTTGCGAAATAGTTACCGCGACTGAATGCAAATCATTCAAGCCGTCCTTAGCGCTCTTGATGAATTTATCAATAGGCGTTTGATTTAAGACTTTTTCAAATAAATTCATCTGCTCTTCTATTTGCGTATCTGTGATGCCCTCCATTCCTTTTAATCGTTCTCGTTCTCTTGCTATTTCTAGCTGGTTGAATTCTTCTTGTGTAATCAGGCCAAGTTCTAACTTCCTGTCAGCAAGGGATTGCTTCAGCTGATCGTTGAGTTTCTTTTGTTCGTTTTGCTCTTTTTCAACACCAGCGAACAACATTCTTCCAATCTTTTCTCCTTCTCTCTTTAATTCGTTTGTTATTCTAAGTTCTAGGTTAGCTCTAGCTCTTTCTGCAGTTTTATTTATTTCTTCATTGGTGCCGTCACCTGAAAATTTGGTGATCTGAGCCTCAAGAGCTACTCGTTCATTTGCATGCTTAGCGTTCAATCGCTGAATTGAATTTTGCGCCTCGGACAATCTAAGTTGTTTTACAGTTTGAGCTTCAAGACGTTGAGCTTGCTCAATTCTGCGTGCTAACTCGTTCTTGCCTTTGCTGCCGCCAGTTCCGCCAGTTCCGCCAGTTCCGCCAGTTCCGCCAGTGAGACTTGTGTCTCCAAGACTTGTTCCAAACCCAGATGTAGGCTCAAAAACTTTAAAAGCTTTATTTATATCTTCAGTAATTTCCTTCATTCGTTGTCCTGACCCTAATCCGGCTTCTTCGAGCAACATCTTTTGCTCCCTTGATCTTATGTCCGCTTGTTCCAGCAAATTAAGTGGATTTACTTGTATTGTGCGTGTAGTCCCTTGCCCTGCTTTTACTTCTGCAGTTCTGACTCGTTCTCTACCAGTCTCTTCAAAGAAAGACTCACGCGCCTCAGCTTTAATCTCTGCCTGCCTTTCTGGACTTACAATTTTTCGCGCCTGTGCGCTTTGAAGCTCTCTTTTTATAAAATTTACACCCTTCATGATTCCGTCGAAAAACGGTACAACAAAATTGTTAAAGAAGCCTTTAAGTAGGCGGCCAAGAAAAGCAAAAAATTCACCAAAAGTTTGCGTAAAATTTGTTATTACTCCTTCGATCATTAACTTGAGATCATCGGCAAAAAACAAAATATCTGCTGCTATTCTTTTGAAATTTTGTTTGTTGCTGACAGCAAAATTTACAAGTTTTGTCATGTAATCTTGAAATCCAGCCCCAACTTTTTGAAAGAAGCCTCCATACTCTATAGTTGCCAGACTTAATGCAAGCTGCAGTCTCTGACCTGCTTTCTCTGGAGAGCTGCCAAGAGTTTCAGCGGTTGCTGAATACCTAGCAAAAAGAGTTCTAGTGAACTCAACAAAATTTTCAGTACTTACCTCACCCTTTCGAAGCATGTCATCTAACTCTTTGCTGCTAACGCCAATTGATTGAGCGAATGTCGTGAAAGCTCCTGGCAATCTTTCACCGATTTGTCCTCTCAATTCCTCAGCTTGTACTTTGCCTTTGCTAAATACTTGAGACGCAGCAAGCAATGCACCGCTCAATTTTTCAGAGTTACCACCAGTTGCCAAAATCGCGGCAGCAAAGCCCCTAAAAACATCAGTTGTTTCTGCAGTTCCAAAGCCTGCGCCAACAACAGCTGCTTTTAGTCTTGTAAATTCACCGATAGCTTTATCTACTGGAAACAAAAATTCTTTTGATATTGACATCACACTGCTAATACTTTTTTGATAATCTTCAGCACTTGTGCTGACGCCAGCCAAGGCGATTTTCATCGAATTTATTTCAGCTACTGTCTCCGCTACTCCGCCAAGCGACTGTCGAACCATTCCAACTTGAGCACCAAGTGCTGCGCCTAAATAAGCGCCACCGACTCCACCACCAATTGCACCTAATGCACCACCAATTGCACCTTCAGGACCACCAAAAATTCCACCTGAAATAACAGCGCCAGCGGTTTGAGTAGCAGCAAGAGCACGGTTGCCTCTGCCTCCTCCAGGCCCTCTGCCTTTAGCCTTGCCTAGTTGACGCTCAAACTTTGATATGTCGCCAGTAAGCTGTTTAAATTCTTTACTATTAATATCGGCTTCTCTGCGCAGAGCCCGAAGAGCTGTTACTTGAGACTCAATAGTACTAATGCTTCTATTGCCTGTTGAAGCAAAAGTATTAATTTCATTCCTAAGCTTTTGTATAGCAGGTTTGGTGTTGCCTGACACAACACGCTCTAATCCCTTAAAAGAATTTTTGACCTTGTCAATTACCGCTTGAGTGCCGGCATCCTTGAACTCCAGCTTGATAGAGAGAGTCTCAATTGCCTTTGCCATTGGAGAGTTTCCTCAGTTCCTCAAGGGCTGTTGCCTCCAGAATTTGAAGGCGCTCCAGCACGTCGCAGCGGTCCTCCACATTGTAGAGGTCAAATAAGCCACCGCTACACAGCAAGACCTCATACTTCAACCCAACGTATCCGGCCATAGACACTGACCACTGCGTCTGCATCCGCACCAGCATCATCACTGCTTCCCAGTTTTCTTCCCATACCTCAAAGTCTTCAACCACGACTGACTCTTTTTTTGGCAAAGTCAATCCAAAAGCAGCAGCATCTGACTCTGTCTTATCTTCTATTTTTTTGCCACCATTAACCCAACAAATGGCGGCATCTCTTAGTTTCCCAGTTCAGCCTCATTGTAAGTAGCAGTATATGCGCTGATTACGCCTTTAATCCAATAAGGATCATCGGCCAGCTCAGTGACATTTTTTGCATTGAAAGGAAGAGTTTTGCCATTCTCGTCTTCGATGCCTTCCCACCCTGAAAGAATCAATTTCAACAAGGTTTCCTCGTCTTCATCAACCATTTTTGTAATAACAGACCGAGACACTCGATTGAAAATAGCGATAAATTCATGCTTGTCGAATTTGCCAGGATCATTTTCGCTTGGCTCTTTGACTTCAACAGGCCATTTGAAGGTTTTTACTTTCTTGCGAACAAAAGCCATTAGATAAATTGGTAAGCCTGTTCAGCATACACAAAAAAAGAGAGCCTGCAAAGGCTCCTCTTTCCTGTGCTAGATCTGGTTCAGGTATAAATCAGATCAAATTCAGTAGCCGTTGCTGAAGTGGGGACACAAGTGTATGGAATCTCTAGCATTGCGATGCCGTCTGAATCCCCGTATGAAATATCGCCAATGTCCACTTTGCTAGAAGTGAATTGAACAATGTTGCCTGCAGTGCTGCCATGAGTAAATTGCAAGTTGCCAAGCGCTGCGGCATCATTAACTGCTGATGCGAAATAATCTTTTGAAGCCATCAACACTGCCTCAATGGAAACTGATCCTGTTGCCTCACGGTTCGTGATCAGAACCTCCTTAGTCGCACCGATCAACTCTCGATAAACAATCTCGTTCCCAAGCTCAAACGAAAAGTCCTGCAGATTGCCTGCGAAAGAGAGCAGCTGAAAACTTGTGGTGTTCCCGTTCTTGAAGAGCAAAGGGTTGGCTTGGTTCGCATAGGTTGGCGAAGGCAATGCAGTGTCATCAGGAGCGTTGTAGATGCCAGTGAAAGAAAAATCCAGAGTTGGAATTTCCCCAACGGCAGCAGTAATCGCGACAGTGCCTCTACAGCCAGTCATCTTGTGACGTACACCATCAATGTTGTAGTGGATGGTGACTGATTCAAACCCCGAACTAACAGGGTCATAGGTGACTGAAGTCCCAGCAGCAATGGTTTCTGCCAAGCCACAAGCCTTCAATGCCTTGCCGTACTGAGGTGCTGTGCCTGCAGTGCCTGAGCCAGCAAGCTCAACACTAAAAGTGCATTCCACTCTGGTATTCGCTAGCAGCTGAGCTGATGCGCCTAGATAAGGACGAATCAAGTCACGACTAACAACATCACTGCTCTGTGGCGTGATGCTTAGGTCACTTACTAGAACTGCGTCCGCTCCTGTTGGAGTCGGATCCGTCCCGTACGTCGACTCCGTCTCTATCAGAATCAGGCGTTTGCGGAGTAGCAGTGCCATCGGTTTCTTCCTTTGATGGTTGTGGGGGTTGCGTCCGCGAAATCAAAGTGCGTACGCCTGTTTCAGGGTCAAGAAGGTAGGTGCCACCTTGACCGCTGTGTTCGTCCATCATGTTAAGTCGAGGAGGTTGTTAGGTTCAGCGTAGCTCTAAGTTTTTACTGCGTTAAATCGGCCACCTGTGTTCGATAGCGAATTTCGTATTCACAAAGAATTACTCCAGCTGGTTGGTCTGCTTCTATCAACTCAAATCTTGTCTGAGCTGGCTGAACATCAATGGCGATTCCACCCAAGGTCAAATCAGCCATGATTTTTGAATGCAAGCTTTCAATCGTGTCATCAGCTGCCTGGTCAGGGACCGACGCTCTTTCAATGACAACGATGCGAACTCTGAATGTCCAATCCAGTGTCGGCAGGCTAGTGGTCTGCTCTGGGGTGTCGCTTACAGGCTCAATAACTACAGCTGGTGACTCTCCTCTGCTGAGGGGCTCAACTCGACTTCTGTAAATTCTGGTCCCTGCTCCTGACGTTCCAACTAGAGCAGTGGCAATTGCCGCAAGAATGCTTTCTCTTTTTGTTGTCATATCTAATCCTTCATCAGCATTACGCGCATGATTTTACCGTCGTCAAGCCGCATTGGCTCTCTGACAGTAAAATTCTCACCGTCAACAGTCATTGCATCGCCGCTGTTAACTGTTGAAAAATCTGATGTTTTGACCAGGACTGAAAAATCTGTAGTCAACAAGACTCCGTCAGCAACGACTTCGTCTGGTGACTCGAAGTAACCAACGCCAGTGGTAGAGCCAAAAACAACTGGCACAGTGAAACCTGGCGTATCAAAGAAAGCGTCGAGGTCCTCTTGGAAATTAAGTGCCATATGAAAAAGCCCCCGGATGACCGGGGGCAAAAGTCAGGGTCAGTTGTACTTCTTACGTCCCAAGGCGGTGACGCTTACAGCTCCTGCACCTGTACCACCTGCAACGGTGATGACGGCACGGGCATAACGCTT